AAGCCGCTACAGCTTCGAACTCAGCCACCCGGCGAACTCATCGCGCGGGTTGGGGGCCTGCTTCTTGTTGGCACCGGACGCCTGAGTGCGATCCGGTGCGGGACGCCGCGGGCCCTCCTGGGGCTGGACTCGCGCCCAGTGCGGCTTGCGCTCCAACAGCGCCTGGAGATCCGCCTCGATGGCGGACTCGTCGATGTCGCCCGAGTCGGCGTCGATGTACGAGGTGAGGTCGAGCGAGGTGACTGCGTCCTCCGGGTCGGTGAACGCCGCCCGCTCTCCCGCCGCCGAGCCGGCCAAGGCCTGCACGCGCGCCTCGACGAGACGCTTGCGGGTCGCGGCGATCTGCTCCTGAGCGGCAGCGAGCCGGTCGTTGAGGCGCTCCTGCTCGGACTTCTGCGCGTCCTCGAACTCCTTCGCCTTCTTCGCGAGGGGCTCGAGTTCCTTCAGGCGCTTGCGGAGGTTCGCGGCCTCCGAGTTCGCCTTCCGGATCTTCGCCTCGGCCTGCTTCCGGTCGAACGGCTTCTCCTCGCTGCCGGGCTCCGCCTCCTGGGCGTCATCCGTGGTCTCGGTGCCGTCCTGCCCCTCGGTGGCCGTCTCGTCGACGGTCTCCTCGGCGCCGGTGTCCTGCTGCTCGGTCGTCTCGGTCTCTTCGGGCATGACGAATCGGCCCTCCAGGGGCTGGTGAAAAGGGAAGGCCGCCACCAGGGCGACCGGTTGATCAGTGAGATCCGGGAAGCGGATGCTCGTCGTGCTCGGCCAGCGCCCGCCTGAACAGGCGTAGCTGGTCTCCCGGATGGCCTTGGGCGTACTCGCGGTAGATCTCATCCCACCGTGCCGCATGCGGCGACAACTCGAACCGCTGGCCGCGGAACACCGGGAGGATCCCGCAGTGGCAGTTGTTGTGGAACTTCACCACCGACGCGTCACCGGAGAACCGGTCATTCGCGTCCCGGCCAGCAGTTTCCGCAGTCGCGTAGACCGAACCGCGGCTTGCCATCAACTTGCAGAAGGAGCAGGCGCCGAGCGCTGCCACCCGGGCATACGCCACAGCCTCCCGATCCTGGCGCACCGCCTGACGGACCGTCTCCCGGCCCACATCGGTCACGAGTTTCTGCGTCGCCATGTCCGCCTTGGTGAACGCGGCCTCGACGCGGACGTCGAGCGGCTCCAGTTGCACGGCCGTTGCCGCCTCCGGGTCCCGGTCCCACACATCCTTCGTGGCCCACCGCATCGACGCGTCGACTTGCTCGTCGGGCGGCGGGTCCGCGAGCGGCGCCGTGAACACGCCCGGCACCTCGGCAGCCTCCCGCTCGCCGTCGTAGAAGTCGGCGGCCAGCGTCGCCGACACCTCCGAGTACTGGCCCACCAGCTCAGTCACGGCCTCGATCCACGGCGGAACCGTCGCCTGCAGCCGGTCCGGGTTGATGAGCCGGCGCAGCCCTCGAAGGTCACGCAGCAGCAGCCTCGTCAGCCCAACCTGCGCGGCCCTCCAACGCGCCGCGCCCGCCGAGCTATCCGAGGTCGTCGACGCCAACGTCGGCCTCCGGCGGCTCCGAGCTCGCACTGGTCGCGCCCGCGCCGATCTCTGCGAGCCGGTCCATCAGCGCGCTACTCCCGGCCCGGCCAGCGGTGCGACGGCGGTCGGCTGCGACGCGCTGACGCTGCGCCTCCGTCAGCCCCGCCATCTCCAGCGTGACGTCCGAATCGGCAGGCAGGATGCCCTGCTGAACGAGCTTGACGGTCGCGTCCACCTGGGCTGCCACCGTCGGCGTCGCCGGGTTCCGCCACACCGTCTCGATCCGGCGCGTCTTGTCGGGCGGCTCGCCGTCCCGGATCCACAAGGCAAGCCGCATCGCGTCCTGCCAGCCACGGCCGAGCCGGCGGATCCGTCGCTCTGACTTCTTGACCAGCTTCGCCTCAGTCGACCGGATGGCGTCGGCGGAAGCGGGGTTGTCGGTCGTGTAGCCGAGCATGTGCGGCGGCAGACCGAACTGCGACGACATGATCCGCGCGTACAGGTCGACGATCTTCGTCTGTCCGGACGGGTCGTGGGCAGGGAACTGGCCGACGTCCGGCACGTTGCCGTCCTCGTCCCGCTCCAGGGCGAGCACCCGGCCGATGTACGTCTCCCACGCCGACTTCGCGTTGCCCTCGGCGTCCTGGAACGCCGACTCCGACGCACCGAGGATGTACCGCTGCGGGGCGCCGAAAAATTCGGCGGCCACCTCGATACCCATCAGACGCCGACACGCAGCATCCGTGATCGACATGACGTCATTGGTGATCTCAGACTTACCGACCCGGTCCGCCGTCCTCTGTCGGTTCGCCAACCGCACCACCGGCACAACACCCAGGCCATGCATATCGCGGTCAACGATCTCCCAGCCACCGGACTCCGACGGCAGCGCCGTGATCGTCTGATCCGGCAGGTAGAGGACGATCATCCGCTCCTCGGGCCCCGACTCGATGTAACTGTCGGCCGCGCACTCCCGCAAAGCCGCAGTGCCCATCCGCAGACGGGCGTCCCACATCAGCGTCATGTCGAGTGGCGACTCCACCGTGATCAGCGGTGGGCAGTCCTCCCCGCAGTCACCGGAGCCGACCGCCAGATACTCCCGGCCGTACACCAGGGCGTCCAGGTGCGCGAGGCTGGCCTCATCGAAGAGGTCGTTGGCGTCGGCGATCTCCGTCAACTCCGACGAGTCCGAGCCGTCCGCCCAGCGGAACGCCTCGAGGTCGAGGCGCTCCTCCAGCGACTCGACACCGACCCGCGGCCAGCCGATCACCGTATGCAAACCCTTGAGCTGCGGCGGAATGCTGATGCCGAGATCCCTGATCAACTGTTCGCCGTCGAAGTACGCGTCTCGCAGTTGCAGGGCCCACCGGTCGCGCATCATGTCCGCGCGCAGCATGTTGATCAGCGCGAGCTCGTCATCCGACAGCGTCAGCAGCGGCAACTCGGGGATAGACAGGGTCATCGCAGCACCACCACCCTCCCCTTGCCGGCTGTCTTCTTCTTCGGCCGCTTCGGCGAGTTGAGGATCATTCGGCGCAGCATCCGAGCACCGACCATGCAGACGGCGAGGTCGATCTTCTTTGCTGACGCACGATGCTCCTTACCGATCGTCACGCCCCACCGATTCGTTCGACGCCTGGCGTTGATCACATGCATGCGCAGTGTCTTGTGACCGTCATGGACCAACTGTCGCTGCAGTACGTCAGCGTGCGTCCTCTTCACCGCCTCCGTGAACGTCTCCTGATTTCGGGAGTCGCCACGCATGTCCCAGCGCACCGCGTGCGCCTTCGGCCCAGACAACACTGCGCGAAGCGCGAGCTTGGGCCCCCAGGTCTGACCCCATAGGTCGACGTAGGAGTCCCAGTACATCTCGCCGTCTTCGTCGTCCTTGCCGCCACCTGGGTCGGCGAAGAACGCCAGCACCTTGAACCGGGCGAACGCGTTCTCGACGACGCCGTGCACCTCGTCACGTGGGATCTGGTACGGCACGAAGCCCGGCGTGTTCGGCGCCGGCCAGTTCGCCGGCTTCTGCCACACACCCAGCGCGGACACGAGACCGTCCGACATGCGGCAGGCCACCAGACCCGTCGCGTCGTCACTCTTGGAGCCGTCGAAGAACATGACGACCTCGTCGCCATCCTCCAGCCGTAGATCGTCCCGCTTGCAGGCGTCCCACTCATAGCGGGCCAGCCACGCATCCTCAGCGGCGACGATCTGGTTGTACCAGAACCGCCGCGACCGGGACGGAGGGTTCCGCGGGTCCAGGATCGACTTCACCAGACGCGGAATGTTCAGCCAGTCCGAGTCACCCCGGACCGCTACCAGCACCTTCTCCAGCCACGGCTTCGTGAGCTTCGCTTCGGGCGGGGCCTCCAGGGAGTCGTACAGGATTCCCGTGTCCTCGGCGCGTCCGGCTTCGGCCGCCTCGTAGGCGTCGCGGGTCTGTTCGGCGACCGAGTCTTCGCCGGGCTCGAAGGCGTTGGTGATAGCGAAGGTACGGGCCGAGCCATCCGCAGACTTGGTGGCGTTCCGCTCGATCGTCGCGGCCATCTCGTGGCCCTGGTTCGACTCAATCCAGTGGTGGGTCTCGTTAAGTAGGGTGAATGTCGTCCGGCCACCCTCCAGAGAACGGGGCGACGAGGTTACGGCCTCAATCCTGCTCAACCCCTTATGGGCGTAGACGATCTCCTTGCCCACTTCGATGCCGTACTCGGCCTTGGCTTCCTTCGTGAAGAGCGACCCGAAGATGATCATCGTGTTGCGGGTCTGATCCTTCGACACCGCGGCAATCTGTACCCACGCCTCCGGATGCGGCTCCCCGATGGGCTGCCCCGCCGGAACGCCGCGGACCTCGCCCGGCTTCGCAATCCGGCCGCGCCAGCGGCACGGTCCGACAAACTCAGCGGCGGCCAGCGTCGCCCCGAAGGGATCCTTGCCCCAGCCCTTGAGCCGCTGGAGCACTGCATCGCGGTACAGGAAGTGCCCAGAAACCGGGTCGATGGCGTACCACCAGAAGAGGATGCGGATCTGCTCCGAAGTAAAGCGCCACGGTCGGCCTTGGCCGTGCTGCAAGTTGCTCTCGACCCAACGCCAAACGTGGTGCCCAAGCGTGAACTCCGGCTGCACAAAGCCGCCAGACTCGTCTCGGGTCCACGTCGGGCCGATGACGACAGGGGTGACGATCTCCGGGACATCCTCTTCCGGCTCAGCCGCTGAAGGCGGAGCGGTAGTCATCGAGCACCGTCACGTCGGCGTCCGTCTGTCCGGCCGGCTTCTGCCTCTCCAGCTCCATCCGGGCACGCCGCCGGTCGCCTTCGGTCGTCAGCAGTGACGACATTACCGAGTTCAGCGCTGCCACCAACTGACCGTTCGGGCCGCGCTCCGACAGCAGCACCTTCGACATCAAGTCCGCGGCATACCGGGCGACCGCCCAGTCCGACGGCTGGTAGAACGCCGCCTGTCCGGACTCCCGCAGCGACAGGTACCAGTCCGTTGCGATCGGATGCCACAGTTCGTCAGGCTCCGGCAGGGCCGGCAGATCCGTCGGCGGCCCCGAAGGCGCCTTCGTGATCGAGTCCTTCTCGTTCTTCGAGCGATGGCCCATGCGCTCCTCGGAGCGCTTACCGATAGGTCCACGAGCGCCCATGACGACCTCCAGGGTCAGAGCACGCCACCAGGGCGCACAGAGGGCTGGAAACAACGACGCCCGCACAGGACGCCGCCGGGGCGTCAGAATGAGGCGATCAAACCGGCCGCGTCAGGCAGCACGGCAAGCTCAAGCGGCGTACCGCTCACGCGGTCACCCACGATGATGTAGCGGCGATCCGAGTACACCTCGACCGCCAACTCCCCCCGCCGGATACGCCGGCCATGCGACACCGCGCCACGGAACCACAGATGCAGCCCGGTACCGGACCGGCCGCGCTCCATGTACGTCGACGGCAGCCGGTCGATGATGGCCTGCGCCCACGGCAGCACCCGACCGTCCTCGACGGCGTGGTCCAGGTCGATGACGACGATGCCGTCGCCGGCCGTCAGAACGAAGCCGACACCCTCGCCAGTCTTCGCCTTCACTGCGGCCGGGAAGTCGGACCAGGACGATGGGTCATCCACCGACGCGAAGCGGCCGTCCACCCGCAGCGGCACCTTCCGCGAGCTGTACCGCACCCACCGCGGACACTCCGTCAGCTCGGTCGGGATCCGCGCCGCCTGCTCGCCAGCCACCCGCTGCTGCTCGGCAGCGATCCGAGCCCGGCTCGCCCGCTTCCGGCAGGTCGCACCGCAGTACCGCGCATCAGCCCGAGCCATCAACGGCATCGGGCCGGCGCACTCCTCGCACTGGGTGCGGCGGGCGGAAACGGTGGAGGTCATGACCTCTAGTCTACTGGCCTGATGTCACGGCTATAGACCGCTGACCTGCCCTGTTACCGAACCGCGACACGTCAGCCGAGGAGGCGTGGCCTAGACCACTCAGGCGTTCCCGCAGGTCAGCGGTCTATAGC